AACGAACCGCCTTCACCGGCAGCAGTTGTCCAATTGTTTTTTGTCCAATGCTCTTTTTCCAAAAACCAAGCCAAAGCCTGCAAATCCATAGGAGTTGCATGGGTATAACCCAATTGACTTAAATATGGTTTTAGCAAATTGCTTTGATTTATTTTGTCAGAAAGGTTTTGGAAAACGTCTTGACCAAAGCCAAATTCACCTCCGGCCCGCAATGTTGCAGGCAATGGGCCATTAGGCCCAACAGGGTTATCCGGTGGGGTGTTCATCATCTTGCCTTTTACACCGCCTTCAATTGGCGGAGGAAGGCGATCACGCCCCAACATGCGTTGTAAGTGACGAGCAGCCCAAACGTCGATTGTAGCCGCATCGGTAGCGCCGCCAAGATTGCCTGAAAAATTGCGTGCTTTAGGAGCAGATCCCTCTTCAACATCACGCCAACGGTCTGCCATTGCCATTTGAGCATTGCGACTGTTCATGCCGTATTGCTTCAATTCACCTGTTTTAGGATCAACAACATCGCGGCGAATCAATTGTTCAGGCGGGAATTGAGTTAAATTACCTTGATAATTTTGAGCAAATTCAACCTGTGGATCAAAATCACCTCGCGCATGCCTACGTTGAGCATCAACAGCATAGGCGTAATTTTGATCAACGACAGTGTTTGGACTGGTGGCACCAAGCAAATCAGAAAATGCAGGGTACGCACCGCCGCGTTCATCAAACCCTTTTCGCATAAATTCGCGGTACCAACCAACTTGACGAAGCATAACTTTGGCTGCTTCATCACCATTATTGGCGCGATCAACAATGTTTGAAATTTCATCATAAGAATTTTTAGCAGCTTTTTCAACCGCTTGATTATATTCTGGCGTGCCTCGTTTCATTGCACGTTCTTCGCGGGCTGCTTCCGTTAAATTGCGTTTTAACAAAACGGGGTTACCGCTTTCGTCAACAACCGGATTGCCCTGTTTATCAAGCTTTGGTGCTTTAACAGGCTGACCCGTATCATCTAAAACAACTTTTTGAACATCTTGCATTTGGCGGTTAAAACCATATGCAGGTTGTTGCCATGACAATTCAGGCAAACCTTTTTCGTTAATGGTTGCGTCAGCCAATTGCATAGGCGCCCAACCGTCGCTTACAGGGTATCGAGCTTTCGTGTTACGGATAGCACCGGCAACCATTGCTTGATGGCCTGGCGACTCAAATTGATTAACAATTGCACGTTCTTCAGGCGTCAAACGAATGCTGGATGGGTTAATGGTTTTGCGTTCGCCGCGTTCGACATTCATCTCATGGCTTGTGTCGGTAATATCAACAGGCGAATATTTTGGAGCAGGAGGCCCATACATTTCAGGAGGCCCATGCATTTCTGATTCTTTTGCAATATCTTTTGCAGCCTGTATGGCACGTTCTGTCTCACCGGCTTTAGCAGGCAAACCGGCCATAGCCATAGATCCCGCTAACGGCGCGGAATAGTCATGCAAAAGGTTGCCAGCTTTAGCCAGCGCATGACTGCCTTCTGTGCCAAACATGCCGATCACATCAGCTTCGGCTTTCAAACGCGGATCAAATTTACCGGCTGTTTCAGAACCAACGTCAAATGCCGCAGATACAGGTGCAATGGCTTGGTTAAAATAGCCAAGAGGCACTTGACCGGCGCCCAAAGCCATTTTGCCCAATTCACCAGAACGCATATTTTCGACGCCCTGTTGTTGCATAGACCGAGCGCCCTCAGTCGCGTTTTGCAATGCCTCACCATACGAATGCAAATTAGGTAAATTGCTGCGTATGTTATTGATATCGTTTTCAAAACTACGACCGCCGGTTATAGCTCTAAAAATTTTTTCATGCATTGGGATCGATTGATCACCGGCGCTTGGTTGCACGTCGTCTGGGCCGACGGTTGGCCCGAAAGGGCGATCAGGTGCGGCCTCCCTAGCCACACCAAGTGCCGCGTTAATTGCGCCCTGATCCTGATCAACCATCGGATCTGTCTCGCCGCCATCTGCATATCCGCCACGGGCAAACGTGCGTGGCCCCTGAGCCAACGGCGCCTGCTCCGGCATAAAGTATGACATGGGGTTAAATGGCGGCATGCCGCTCGAATTAGGCAACGGCAGGCTTTCATAGCCGCGAGACATCATCGGCGGCATGGCGACGTTGTTTGCAGGCGAAGGCACAAACCCTTGCGTAAAGCTTGCTGGCAAGTTTAAATGGGCAAAATCAAGCGGCGCACCCTTCATGGTCACCGGATCTAACGCTGAAGGAGTAGGCGCAGGTGCAGGTGTTGAATTATCGCCAGGCTCCGGCGTGCCGTCTATTTTGTTGTTTGCACTTGATTCACCGCCGCCCTCAAAATGCTTGCGGTGCGTCAAATGAACGTGACCACCAGCCGCCAAATGCTTGGCAATGATCATAGCGTGGCGGATCATCTTTGCGTGGTCGTGCGTCATTGCTGCGGCCCTTGTGCGCTGCCATTGAGGGGTTGCTCGTTATCTTCCAAACGCTTCAACAGGTCAGGCGGCACAACGCTGTTGATGATCGGGATGCCAGCAGGATTTTTGGCCATATCCTCGGCAAGCCGAATGGCCGCTAAGCGTTCGCGGCTTTCGCGGTCGCGCTTGCGGTTCTCGGCATCGAGCATGGCGTCTTGCGCCTTTTGCTGCACTTCCTGCTGCTTGACCTGCAGGTTCATGGCTTCCATCGGGTTTGCTGGCTTGACGCCCGCACCGGCACCGCCTTGATGCAATTGCGCGATCTTGGCCTGCGCCACCATGCGCTTGGTGTCCGCATCCTGCTGCGCCACTTTCATCTTGGCCATCTTTTCCTGCAGCTCTGGGGGCGGTGAAGCCTGTGCCTGCGGAGGTGCCAAGAATTGCTGCGGGTTCGACCAGCCGATGGCTTGCAGTGCCGCAGTGTCAATCGCAATCGGGTCATACATTGACGGATTTTGCTGCTGCAATTGTTTCAGTGCCATGATTTTCATGATGCGCTGGCCATGCGACGCGGTGTTGGGATCTGCCTGCGGCACCAAATCGCAATCGTCAAGCGCCTGCAGGAACGTCTGTTCATCCCACGCAGTGGTCGGCTTTTTGTTGCGCTGCCAGAAGCTTTCGGGGTTCTCTTTGAACAAACGAACCAGCATCTGAAACTCTTCAGCCTGAGCTGCGTGCATGCGTTTATGCACAGCATTCATGACCTTGGCTGCCTGCTCGATCATGGCCAAGGTGGTGCCGACCGGCGCATCGGCGCGGCCTTCGCCCACTTGCTGCTCAGACGTGCCGCCGATCCGCATGCCGGTCGTAGCCATGTTGTCAACCAATTGCATCAACGCAGGTGACGGCGGCTTGTACGGCAATTCCATAATTGCATCGCGCAATGACATGCCGCCGGTCTTGATCAACTGGCCACCGCCTGGCGGAATGCGAAAGATGTTGGTGTTTTGGCGTGCGCCCATGTCCGCCATGAGAAAGCCAGGAAAATTGCTGTACATGCCAGCGTCTAGCAGTTCCCGCCACGCAGCAGTGATCGCATTAGTTGTATTGCCCAAGATGTGCAGCAAACCAATATCATAAAAACCCATTCCAGGTACAAAAGTATACTTGACAAAATTCTTTCTCGCTTCAGGCAGTTCCTGATCGTCTTCATCGTAATTGCGGACGATTGACAGGATTTCTTTCGAGCTGACGTCGATGGTCACGCGGTACGGGATCTCAAGGCCGGATTCTTTGCCCTTGTACTTATGCTCAAAGCCTTTGATGTCCAATTCGCAATAGATTTCATAGATTTCGCGGTCACGGTCTTCGGAACGGCCAGCCTCGTCGGAAATGCCCTGCTGCGAGTTTTTGGCCCGCTGCACGGCATCCAGTTCGCGTTCTTTGGCTTGACTCAGATCGACGTCTCGGTACACGCCAAGGATCTGCAGGCGCTTTACCGTTGACGGCTTCATGATCACGCGGTGGGTGATGCGGCGGGCATTGGCCAGATCGGTCGCTGAGTTGTTGACAATCAGATCGTCAGCATCGACCGACTCAAGCACAGGCCGATTGCGGAGCGGGCAAAAATAGCCTTTTTTGAAGGCGGTGCCGCCAAAGCCCAGCATCAACAGCATGCGGTCGGTGTCGGGGTAATATTCGGTCGCAACAGCCGTCAGGAAGTGGTTAAGGTCACGCTCCAAGGCGTTAGCCAATTGATCTTCCTGCAGATTTCCGTTGTTGTTGTCGTCGCGGATCTTCAC